ATCACGGAATGAAGATGCAAGTTTCCAGATGTTCTTCATGTGCTGCTCTGCTGTGGCATTGTTGACTTTACTAGTCAGCAAGTTCAGCATAGAGAAATCATCAGCAACATGAATAGTATCCTCTACCTTGTGAATTGGATTAAGACGATGTGACTTATAGTTCCACTCACTAGTGAAGGCATAGACATCATAAGGAATACCAACCTTCCTGCAGAACCAGATGAGATTGTACAGTTGCTTGAGAGTGGACATCAGGACATCTGCCATTGATCCAGACCAGTCAAGGACAAAAACTAGTCCATGATTCTTTCCCTCTGGGAGGACTGTGACTTTCTTAAAAAGGTCTTCGTTGTATTTGTAGGTATGGAGTTTGCTGCAATCAAGCACTCCAGTGCGAGAGACAGAAGCACGAGAATAAGCAGCAGCAGACTTTCTGCACTCAAACTCTTTGACGAGGTAATTGACTTCTTTTGCTGCATCTTTCTTGAACTTAAGATAATCAGTTTCTACATGTGCGGTACGCTCCATGTACCACTGAACAACATCTTCATTCGCAAGACGATCATAGTAATCCTTCCAAGCACCTTCTGCATAGTCATGAATCTCAGCAGCAGGAATGACTACATGATTCAAACTAATCTTAGGAACACTAACATAAGCAAGGTCCAGATCCTCTGACTGTGCCATCTGCTTGAGTTTGTTCTCTAGAGATTCCGCAGTGCGAGTTTCGTTATCATCACGCTTACCCTGAGCACCACCATCCTCTTCCTTGGGAGACTCTGGGTTGTTTTGCTGCTCAGATTCTTCGCCATCGTTACCTTTGTTTTCACCATCATCACCTTCCTGAGGTGGGATAGGTTCTTTCTTATCCTGTTCAGTAGGACCACTCTGAGATGGAGTAGGAACCTGTTGTGCTTCAGGAACCTCATACTCTTGCTTGATCAGATCGTTCATAAGACGAGCTGCTTCCAGTGCATCATCAAAGGATTCTGCCTTGTCAACAGCATCAACGATACCCTGCTCAACAGCAGAGAAGTTGATTTTCACACGAGACCCAAGTTTAAAGTACAGATTGATCCTGTCAGGAAGAGAGAAGGTATCAAGATCCTCGTCAGCAAGGTCAAAGAAATCTTCATCGTGGAGATCACTGTATCCGCGATAGAAAGACTTGGAGAGACCAGCATACTTACGCTTCATCAGTTTCTCAATGCGAGCATCCTCAGTGATGTTCACAAAGTTCTGGGGGACACCCTTCCACTTATCTTCCTTTGACCAATCTCTAGGGTCTGTGAACAGGGCATGACCGACCTCGTGAGCGACCAGGAGATCGTAGACATCAACAGACCTGAACTTCCAGATGGGGAGCGTCAGCACACGACGAACCACATCAAACTGAGCAGTCTCAACAGCACGGTGCTCGATGATCAGGTTCTCGGTAGCGAGCAGTTTAGCAAGTTTACCTTTGACCTCGTGCAGCATGGTGACCTCTCTTGTATGCACCTATTATAAAACCCCTGACGGTCGTCAGAGGTCATAGTGTGCCAGATTTATAACTGTCTTAAGATTCCACTACACTCTTCTGCGACATGTAGGAGAATCCACCTTTCTTAGAAAACTCGATTACATTATTGAATTTGTCGAGCATATCTGCTTTGTGAGAAATCACAAAGGTATTTGCATCTTGAATGACAAATCTAATGATCTTGGTAAACTCGTCTGTACCAACGGTATCAAGAGAACTGTCAAATACTTCGTCTAGGATAAGGAGGTTAGTATTAGCAGAGTTCTTGAACCTGGCAACCTCTCTCCAAGCAAAGAGAAGTGCCAGGTCAATTCTCATTTTCTCCCCCTCAGAAAACGAGGAATAAGTGAACTTATCGTGGACGGGACTTTGAATGGTTTCTCCAAATTCTTCATCCAAATGAAAGTTGATATAAAAATCCATCATCTGGAGGTATCTGTTTACCTGCTTATTGATAAGAGGAAGATACTTTTTGATTATCTTCGACTTAACTCCACCATCTTTAAGAAGTGAGTAAGCGAAATCGTTGTACTTGACTTCCTCGTTCTTTTCAGCAAGTTTTCCAAATACTACTTGGAGATCATTCTTGAACCCGTCTAACTTCTCATGTTCAGAATTTCTGTCTTGTAGCTGACTGGTAAGAGTTTGAACTTCATGTTGTAAATCTCTGACCTGTCGCTGAAACCCAGCGATTCTAACATTGTTTTGAGAAATGCCATGCGTTAGTTCGGTAATCTCCTTAGTAAGGGTTTTGAAGTGACGCTCTCTATCTTCCTCTAACCTTATCGACTCCTCCAGTTTCAAGAAACCTTCTTGGAGTTCCTTTGCTTTATCTTGAGCGTCACTAATTTTATTTAGTCTAAAGTCTTCCTCAATTGACTGTGTACAAGTAGGGCATACCGTATTTTGAGAGAAAAATTTATGTTCCTTAGTAATAGTTGTTACTCTTTGTGAGATTTTGCCTTTTAGGCTACCAAGTTTACGCAGTTGCTCTGTTGCTGATTCATAACTTTGCAGTTCTTTTTCTTTCTCAGAGATCTTTTCAGAGATACTATTATTCTCTTTATCAGTCTCTAAAGCACTAGCAATTAACTTTTCAATCTTATTTTCGTTCTCGTCAATCTTATCTTTGTGACGGTTCTCCAGGTCCTCAATGAACCCCTCTTGCATAGAGATCTTATCTTTGATGGTGTTTTTCTTTAGAGTAAGATTCTTAATTACTTCTCTAGACTGTCTGATTTCCTCCTTCAAGAGGTTATTCATGGCAGAGAAGATACGAATATCCAGCAGGTCTTCAATAACCTCTCTACGGTGTGCTTGAGTCAGTTGCATGAACGGCACAAAGTTGCTGCTACCCAGAATTACAATCTGAGTAAAAGACTTGTAGTTCAGTTTAAGGATCTGCTCCTCTACAATCTTTTGATTGGCACGATCATCTGCCTCTTTGTTTTTCATCTCACCGTCTACAATGATATCAAACACATTGGGTTTGATGCCACGACGAATCAAATAGTTGCGAGGTCCAACACTAAACTCAACCTCAACCAGACAACCCTTTTCGTTAGAGCTATTGACTAGTTGAGGTTTGTTAATCTTGCGATATGGTTTGTTGAACAAAGCAAAGCAAAGTGCATCCAACATTGTGGACTTACCAGCACCGTTAGTTCCAATCACCAAAGTTGTGGAAGACTTGTTGAGATTAATCTCAGTCCATTGGTCACCAGTTGACAGAAAGTTTTTCCATCTAATCTTCTGAAATGTTATCATCTACTGCAGGAGGAATTACGATGTCGTTGGGAGTGATCACAGAATAATTATAATTATACATCTCACACGCCTTTATTGCAAGGTCTCTGTCAATTTCAATTGTAGACATTGCAACTCCGTGGTCTTCTTCTAGTTGCTGAGCATATCTAATCGCATCATCTTCTTCTTCAAACATGAAGAGGACTTTGCTGCCATACTTATCCTTTACAGCATACGCACCCTCTTCCTTTTTATCACGCTCAGTCAACAAAAACATTACTCTACTTCACACGCTTTCGTATACAACGAACCAAACAATGTCTTGATCTTAGATTTATCAATCTCAGTTTCTGATTCTTCAATATATCTATTCAAGATAGACATAGTGTTTTCTTCTTCACTAATCTCAAGGTCTTCTCCAACTAACCACCCTTGGTTGTAATCAAAATTCTCAATGACTTTTAGTTCCTCTACACCAACCGTGTAAAGTTTGTCAATGAATTTTTCAAAATCTTTGGGGTTTGACTTCTTACGAACAATGATCTTTACAATCTTACCAGCATATTCTGTAGCATTGAACATCTGATGAGGGGTATCTTCATAATAGATGTTATGAAACATATGATTGGGATTGTCAACAGAAGTCAGATCATATGTCTCTGTATCAAAAATGTGAAATCCTCTAGGATCATTTACATCATTCCAATACAGTTCATAAGGATTGCCAAGATAAAAGATTTGACCGTCGTTACTACGGGTATGATAATGACCAGTAAACACACGGTCAAACTTTCTTAAATACTCTGCCTCATAACCACGATCTTGAGTGAATCCGCGATAAGCAGCAAACCCATTCAATTCAAGGTGACCAACAGCAACCTTTGCCTTACTCTTCTTGATCATCTTCATGGTCTGCTCTTCATTCTCTTTGTTAATCCAAGAGATAAAAGCAAACTTTGTTCCACCAATCACATGCTCAGCATAGTCAGTGATAGGGATGATATTATCATACTCTCGTAAGAGTAGGTCAATTGTATTGATTGAGTTATTGTTTTTGTAGTAGGCAGTGTGATTACCCACCACAGTATACACAGTGACTCCCATATCGCGGAGACGATCATAGTAATTCTCTTTAGCCCATTTAAGAGACCAGAGATCAATGCTTCTACGATTGTCGAAAGTGTCACCCATATCGATAACACTTGTGATACCCTCAGCAAGAAGCGTAGGAAAAAAAGTCCCATCGTAAAACTTTTTAAAGTAATCATGGAAGAGCTTACTGCCCTTCCTGGCACCGAAATGTTGATCAGTGATTATCGCGATTTTCATTCTTTTGTTCTAGTTCACGAAGTCTTTTGCGCCAGTAACCCCTATCAGAGTCATCACGGCATGGATTGGACTGTTCTACTTGTTTACTGAGGCGTTCTTGATCAGTCATCGAGATGTCCTGTATTGGATGTTGTCTTTGATCGTATTGTAGTCACTTGCTTGACCGTTTGCACCGTCTTCTACGACCATCACTTGATCATAACCAGTTCTTTCAATGATCTTGGTTTTGATTTCAAGTTGCTTCTTCTCCTTTTGGATCCGACGCAGGAAAGCATAATAGATGATTTGAGTAAAATATGCAAACGGGTTGTTAGATTTCTCAGGATCAAAGTTATGTATATACTGAACGCAGTTCTCAATTCCATCACCGATCATATCTTCTCGGAACATGTAGTTCACGAAGTTTGGTTTGTATGACAAGTGAGTTGCAATCTTAAGAAAACAATCGCCAAGATAGTTGCTGATTGGTGGGGGAGGGTCACCATTCTCCTTCGCCCGCTTTACCTTGATGCGGTAATCAATCATCGCATCGAGCAGTTCTTTGTTGTTTACATAATGCTCGGACCTTTTCTTAGGCATATATCTTTAAGTTCCTGTGAACATTATAGCACAGCTTGACAACATGGCAAACTATGAGTAGAATAACTTTGTCGAAGTTCAGAAGCAATATAGCTAGCTTTATTCTTTATACATGAGTAGCAATCCCTGCTTTGGGATCTACTTCTAATTGGAAGAGTTCTTCAAGTTTTTTCTTAGCAGTGTTTACTGTACCAAGATATCCCATCTTTTCAGATGGTTTGACTTTGCCATTACTATTACTAGTAGATCTAAACCCGTTTGCCCGATCTTCTGCAGCATCTAACAGGTAGTTGGTATAGTATTCAACCATCTCATGATCATGCTCAACTTCAGTCATTGTAATAATTTTACTTTTGTCAATGAAGTAGAACTGATCTTTAGGAACTTGCATCCAAGGTTCAATTCTTAAATAAGATCCTCTAGGTCCATGGACCGATTCAATACAAACTGGATCTTGAATAATCAGAGTGTCTTCTTCAGAAGAAGTGATTGCAAATATTTCCTCACCCGATACTAGTTTAATGCTTGCGTAGAAGTCATCGTTCATTTTTTTTCCTCAGGTTGATAGTTACCATATCATAATTAAATTTCTCTTCGTTGTAGATTTTAATTCGTTCGATGAGATGATTTAAAGTGTAATTTCGTTTGGAGCGGAAAGTACAATCATCTGCAATGTCATATAATGTTGCACTAAACTTGTTCGTACCTTTCCGAAGTACCCTTCCAATCGACTGGAGGTTGCGAATTCTTGATTTAGATGGTGAAGCGAAAATTACATTATGTAAGTTTTTGATGTTGATACCCGTAGAGAATGTGCCGTAAGAGGCAACGATTATAGAATTTTTTTCATTCTCAATGATGGAACGGGCTAGTTCTCTATCCTCAACATCAACCCCTCCATGAATAAAGAAGACTTTGCGATCTTCTCCAATGTTTTTATTTATCAATTCAAAAAGTACCTTCCCATGGTCTTCTACTCTTGAGAATAAAACCAAGGTATTACCTTTTAAATCTATGGAAAGATTTTTGATGAAGTTGTTTCTTTGTTCATGCTTGATCAAGTAATCAATCTCTTCTTGATAAGAATCAAATACCCTTTCATCATGCTTGAGAAGCAATATCTTAGCGTTTAACTTTGCCAAATATCCCTTACTCATCAATTCTTCTGTCCGAATCAATTTGTAAGATGGTCCAAACAGTCCTTCTAATACCCACTTATGTGTTTGCGTGCCGTCTAGCGTGCCCGTAAAACCAAAACGATATTTTGCTTGGTGTAATTTTGTCATGATCTGAGTAAGAGACTTTGCTTTGAACAGGTGTGCCTCATCACCAATTACAACATTGAATCGTTCAAAGTAACTTTTCTCTAGTTTATAGATAGATTGCCAGGTTGTAATCACTACAGGTGCTTTTGCCTCGCGTTCTCTACCAGCATAGATTTTGTGGCAGTATGAAGAAGCATCCCATCCATATTCCTCAAAGTCCTTATGCATCTGCTCTACCAGAGATGTCGTTGGAACAACTAGGAGGATATTTTGTTTGCGCTCTGTATAGTACCTCACGATTGAGTAAATCATCAAAGATTTGCCAGAGGCTGTTGGGCTTATCACTAACCTTCTATTGTGTCTTAGAGCACCGTATACTCCCTCTATTTGATAATCACGAGGTTGACGATTGCAAATAGATCGCATATAATCTCTAACTCCCTCGCGAGAGATGAATTCATTCTCCTCATAAGGAGTTCCATAAAACTTGTTATCTGCAAACTCATATTCATATCCATGTCTATTGCAAAAGGATACTAGTTTGTCAAGTAGTCCGACATATAATTCTCTAGTGTGTGTAGAGAATAAACGAATTTTTCCATCCCAGTATCTTCTACGATACTGATTCATATACTTTGCACCTTCGATATCAAAAGAGAAGTGGTCTGACAACTCTTGATAAACATGGGGCTCAGACTCTACTTTCAAAAAGACTTCGTTCTTCTTTGAAATAACAAGTTTGCTCATACTCACCCCGCACGGAAGTTATGCCAATCGATTATGTTCTTGATTAGATATCCTCTGTTGCTTACCTGTTTGATAATATCTTCCAGGTATACCAACATGACATCATAGTATTTAATTTTTAATGTTGCTGTTTGGACTTTTTCGTCTGCTGCCATATATCTCTGGACAGCATCCTTCTCCCGAACTTTATATGGAAAGGGATTCTCCACATAAACTTCTGGATCTGCTTTGCCTGTGTAATACAGATGACGCTCTAACTTAACTTTGTTCTCTACTGATGTTGCTCTCTCCCTCAGTAGTTTGATGTTATTGTAGATGTCAAAATATTTTGCGTGTAACGACGGAATCTTTGCTGCTTCGTCGTGTAAGTTGTCTTGATCAATCTGTGAGTCTTTCTCCCACATACTTTGTATAGTTTCAAGATCCATAAATTAAGTCGCAACTTCAATCGTATAGAACAGATACTTAAATGTCACTGTTGCTGTAAAGTATGTATAATCGTTGTCGGTCGCTGTAAATTCAAGGGAACTCAGTGATACTGGATAGAGATCTCTGAACTTTACGCGAGCACTTACATTGAAATTGCTGTTAAGAATAGCAAGAGTTCCATCAGAGTATTGCTCTTTCTGGTCCTTACTACCATCTGGTTTTGTAATTAGATCCTGAAACTCAGAAACACTTTCTGGATACCCAAGACCATAGATCCAGTTATGAATTTCTAAGTAGTTCTCTAAGTTTTCATCTACGATAAACTGGAGATTCAGATCTTCAAATCTGATGTTGTCTCCAGGGAGATCAATTGCTTTGAGATAGTTGCCAACCTGAATATTCCCTAATTCGATACCAGGAATTCTTGCACTGTTGGAGAAAAAATCTACCTTCGGCGTCTTTACTATATTAAATTTAAAGCCAACAGGAGACAAGTAATTCTTGTTCTCAATCTGCTTTCCAAGAAAAGACATTTTTATTTGTATTTATCACAAAAAAAGAGACCCTTGCGGGTCTCTGTCTATACTTCCTTCACACGGAACTTATATTATATCACATTAGTATCCTCCTGCATACGCGCTTGCATTCGGATTGATTAAGGGAATCGCATTCAATTAGACACTCATAGTAGTCATTTAATCTTTGCTGCTCCAAAGCAAGGTCATCGATAGTATCCTCAAAATGACGCCACTCGTCTAATTGCGAGCGGGATAATAGATTGTGCATTGTCACTCTCCATTATGGAACAATAATGTAGAAGTTGACTTTTACTTCATTGGAATTTTCTCAATTCTGTATTATATAGTACAGTTTGTTTTAGTTCACTAACATTCATTGCTTTTTTACATACCCGTTACATAAAGACAAAAAAAGAGACCCTTTCGGGTCTCAATGTTAAGTATGTGAAATATGAATCACATGAGGTTCTTAACAACAGTACGCTGATAGTAGCGGTTGCTGTTGGAGGTGATACGACCCAGACCTTGAGCGGTGCCTTCAGCATAGGGGTTGGAGACAAGACCGTAGCGGGTCTTGAAGCCAATCTTGGGCTGGAAGGTGCCATCGTTGACGGCACGAACCATCTGCAGGGGAACATAGGGGCAGTAGAAGAGACCAGCGTCATAGGGGCTGGTGCCCTTGTAACCGACAACATAGTACTGGTTAGCAGCACTGTTGGCAGAGAAGGGATCGATGTAGACTCTGTACTTACCGTTGATAGTACCAGCGAAGGTATTACCAGTGTCGTCAACTTGCAGGTTGGCGTTCAGGGCAGGGGTGTAATCGAGTACACCAGCCATGGTCAGAGCGGAGGC